TATTGTTCACGAACTTTATCCCTAAAACGTGCATTAAACGTGGGAGGATTTAATTCTCTCTTCTGCGTAATCATCTTGTTTGCATGATCAATGATCAATAACTTTTTCATGTTCTTGAATTCCATAATTACTTAAATTGAAGATTCTTTTTACCAACTCTGGTAGCACCTTCACCAGGCTTAATTTTACCAGAGGCATTCTTTGTTGTCAACTTACCTTGATCATACTTTTTGCCCAGTTTAGGATCTGCATCCTTTCTTCTGGAAGTTCCTAACCACGATGCCTTTGCACCAGTTCCCTTTTTCTGTTTAATCAATACACTATCTTGATCTTTCTTCTTGGAATCAGAAGGTTGGTTTCTCTTATGTTTGAGACCACCTGCTTGACCCAACTTTTGCATGGTTTTTTTGAACTTTCTCTTGCCTTGCTTTCCAGAAGATACGACGAAAGATTTCTCTTTCTGCTCACCATGATCTTTTTCATGATAAACACCAGATACTTTTGTTGGGCCAGGAAGTCCAGCACCTTTAATACGTCTTACAAGTTTATCACTTGCTGCTTGATTTTGCTTCTTAGTATTATCTCCCCGAGCAGCAGACACAATACCTGTACCCTTTTTCTTCATAGCAGATACTACTCTACCTAAGGACTTCTCTTGAATATCATAACATTCAGTCATAAATTCTTGGAGTGTCTTCATCTTCTTTCCAAAAGTCTGTCAAACTATTTATCATAAAGTTATTGATATGATCCAAAAATACTTTCACTATAAATATTTTTATGGTAGAAAGTATTTTTTATGTCTTGGAGATATAACGAAAATGAATTCACAGAGGCTCCTAAGGGAATTGAGGGATTTGTTTATATCATAACAAACCTAACAAATGATAGAAAATATATTGGTAAAAAATCCTTTTGGACAAGAAGAAAAGATAAGAAGACTGGCAGAAGAAAAACAAAGGAGAGTGATTGGAAAAAATATTTTGGATCCTGTGATGAATTAAATGAAGATGTAAAACTTCTTGGTGAAGATAAATTTTTGCGAGAAATACTCTACCTATGTCCCCATAAAAAATCAATGTCTTATTATGAAACTATGGAACAATTTAAAAGAGATGTTCTAATGACGGATGATTATTATAATACAAATATTGAAGGAAGATTTTTTGTGAGTGAAAGAGCAGGGATTTATGAAGTCGTTATGAGAAACGATAAGTTCTGCGATATGAGAAGTGAAAAGATGAAAGATAAATCATACAATCCAGTATATAAACCAGAAGTCCGTGAAAAGTTTAGTAAAATGTATAAAGGTGAAGGAAATCCTATGTATGGAAAAAAACTTACTGAAGAACATAAAAAAGCACTCACAACATCAAAAAATGTAAGAGTGAGTGATGGAGAAAATACTTGGGAAAGTGTTGTATCTTACTTAAAAGAAAAGAAAATAGGACACCAAAAATATAAGAAACAATTAAAGGAAGGACTAATCTTTATTGTTAATTAGTTCTATTATGGTTTTTGGATTATTATGGCTTATTGGTAATGAGATAAACAAAACCGTGGTGGTCGCCAATAAGACTCCCATCAAAAGGGGAGCCATTATAGATCCAAGGATTTTCATAGTCAATCATCAAGAATATCTGTATCTTATAACAGATATTTATTCCTTATATGCCTCATATCCATCATAATCACCGAAGATGAAATGATCAAATGTAGCTGCTCTCTGGTATGCTTCCATTGATTTCTTTTCCCAAGTATGATCATTTGGGAGTGGTTCAGTGCCATACTCCCAGGTATCATAGTCCTCTTCGTTTCTTGGATCGGGAGAAGTTGGTGGAGTCAGAGGTTCAATTTTCTCCATCTCCATCCATACTTTCTTAAATTCAGAGTTTGAATCCTGAGAATGTGTCTTTTTTGACATCTTGTTTGATTCCTCCGACGACATAAGACTCTACCTCCGTCTCTTGTGGTGCAACTTGGAGCCCTTTAGATGAAATCCAGTGCTGGGTCCAGGGCAGTGGGTTTGCAGATGCTGCAATATCATATACAGGTTTCAATCCAATTGCTTTCAATCTACGGTTTGCTACCCATTCGACATATTTTTGCAACAATTTGTCATTAAGACCAATCATACTACCATCTTTGAAGAGATAATCTGCCCACTTTTTCTCTTCATTAACAGCACGATCAAACATCTGATAGGTCCACTCTTGCTCCTCTTCCATGATCTTTTTCATCTCTGGATCATCACCATCACGCCATTTGTTTAGAATGTTTTGGGTGATGGCGAGGTGTTGGTTCTCATCTCGTGCAATAAGGGATATGATTTTAGCAGATCCTTCCATAAGCTTAAGTTCACCAAAGGCGAAACTACAAGCAAAAGAAACATAAAAACGAATACCTTCCAGGATATTGACGTTTGCAACTGCCCTGTAGAGTTTTCTTTTAACATCTTTGATAGTCCACTCACGAGAGGGAGATCCTTTGTAATCATCAGTCCACATCCGACCAGAACCCCAGTCAGCAGCACTACGAATGAAGTCATCATAGGCACCTGTGACCGTGCTAGCACGCTCTAGAATACGGTTATCAGTGACAATGTGGTCAAGTACATCTGAAGGGTCTGCATAGACATTCTTGATGATATAGGTGTAGGAGCGACTATGGATCATCTCCATGAATCCCCAGACCTCCATACATGCCTCTAGTTCGGGCAAGGAGCAATAAGGGATGAATGCCATGCCAGGACCACGACCCTGGACAGAATCAAGCATAATCTGATACTTCAGGTTGGAAGTGTAGATATGCTTTTGTTCTGGGCGGAGAGTTTGATAATCACCACGATCCTTCTGCAAAGAAACCTCTTCAGGTCTCCAGAAGTATCCTAATTGTTGTGTGGTGAGTTTATCAAATATCGGATATTTGTACGAATCGTACCTTTGAATTCCTAAGGGAGCACCAAAAAACATTGGTTGCTTCTTAGTATTAACTTGTTTTGTGTTGAAGACTGTCATGCCTTCAACTTCTTTTATTTCTTTATTCACTGAATCAACTTTAAACTGCACAGGATTCACACTCTCCCTCCTCGGCTTGTTCTAACGTATCTAAAAGATTTTCTAACTCGGTGTTTGATTTGTCAGAGACATCAACCACCTCATCACTCTTCATATCGTGGGTATTTTGATAGTAACTGGTCTTCCAACCGTACTTATATGTAGTCAAAAAGTCTTGTGCCATGACGGACACTGGGACTTCATTGTTCTCATAGTTCTCTGGGTTGTAACTCCAGTTGCCACTGATCGCTTGGTCAAAGAATTTTTGCATTACAGCAACAATGTTGATGTATCCAGCATTATCTTGCATGTCCCAGAGTAGAGTGTAGTTGTTCTTCAGGTAGGTGTACCCCGGAACCACTTGCTTAAGAGGTCCTTTCTTTGATTTTTTAATGGACAGGTAATCTCTAGGTGGTTCAATTCCATTTGTTGCGTTTGACACAACGGAACTGCTTTCTGAAGGCATCTGTGCGGACAATGTTGAGTGCCGTAAACCGAACTCGTTGATAGATCTTCTAAGATCTTCCCAATCATGCGCTAACTCCTGCCCTGTAATCTCATCTACATCCTTCTTATATGTATCAATTGGTAGAATTCCATCAGCATACTTAGTCCTACCGAAGTATTCACAGTGTCCTTTCTCTTTAGCAAGTTGATTTGATGCTTTCAACAAGTAATATTGGAAAGATTCAGACAATCCATGAACAGCATCCCATGCCTCTTGACTGTCATATTTGTAACCAAGTTTAGCCAAATAGTGTGCGAGACCAATAAACCCAATACCAAGGGAGCGACGTGCCTTAGTGGCGATTTTGGCTGCCTCTACAGGGTAATCTTGATAATCAATCAGTTCATCCAAAGAACGAACAGAAAGATCACACAATTCTTCCAACTCTTCGTCAGACTTGACCTTACCAACATTGACTGCAGACAGAATACATAGTGCAATTTCACCCAAATAATCATCAATATGAGTGATTGGAACTGTAGGAAGGGTGATTTCTTGGCAAAGATTACTCATATTCACCTTATCTTTGAAAGATGAGTGCGAATTACAGTGGTCAATATTCATAATATACAAACGACCAGTCTCTGCTCTCTCCTTCAGGAGATCAAGAATTAATTTCTGTGCCCCGATAGTTTTTCTTGGAATAGACTTATTTGATTCATAGTCCACATAGAGATCATCAAATGAATCAGTACCAAAAGCATCATAGAGTCCTGGAACATCATGCGGTGAGAACAGGCTAATCTCTCCATCCTGGATGAAACGCTCATAGAAAAGTTTTGAAATCTGGATTGAGTAGTCAAGTTTCCTTACGCGATTGTCTTCTGTGCCCTTGTTGTTCTTGAGAACAAGGATGTCTTCTATCTCTTGGTGCCAGATTGGGAAGTGGACAGTCGCGCTTCCACCTCGGATGCCATTTTGAGTGCAGCATCTGACAGTGCTCTCAAACTTTTTGAGGAATGGTACAACACCTGTGTGTTGAACCTCGCCGCCCCTGATCTTACTGTTGATGCCACGGATTCGACCTGCGTTGATGCCGATGCCCGCCCGTTGTGCAACATATTTGCCGATAGCCATATCAGAACTAAAGATGCTATCGAGGGTGTCATCAACATCAACAAGAACACAGCTAGCAAATTGTCGCAGGGGTGTTCGCACCCCTGCCATGATTGGCGTTGGGATGTTGATTCTGTGCTTGCTGATTGCGTTGTAGTAGCGTCTGACATAATCGAGTCTGGTTTCCTTGGGATATTCTGCGAAGATTGTCAGAGCGATCATTGCATACATGAACTGAGGTGTTTCATACACCTGCCCAGTGCTTCTGTCCTGAACCAGATACTTGTCTGCTACCTGTCTCAGACCAGCATAGGTGAATAAAAAGTCGCGTCCATGATCAATGAAAGAATTAACTTTATCAATCTCTTCTTTGGAATATTTATCGTAAACTCCTGGATCATAGACCTCTCTTGATACACATTCGTTAATATGATCCTCAAGATGAGGCAGTTCTCTCATCTTTCCATAGAGACTCTTCCTCAATGCAAACAGAAGCAAGCGTGCAGCAACGAACTGATAGTTGGGATGATCCAAATCAATCAGGTCAGAAGCACTCTTAATCAGGATTTCCTGGATTTCAGCAGTGGTAATGCCATCATAAAACTGAATACCAGAGGTCATTTCAACCTGACTCGCAGACACCCCTGCAAGACCCTTGGTTGCCTCTTCAACCATCACATGCATCTTCTCTAGGTCAAGAGGTTCAACTCGTCCGTCTCTCTTGCTTACTTTAGTCCCGTTGCTCATATCTTTTTCCAAGTGGTAAATTTAAGTTTTGCTTCTAATCCAGAATATATATTGGATTCTATCACAGATTGTACATCTTTGCCAGACATCACCATATCATTGATGTCTTTATCATCTATATTTTCAGGCCAAATGACTACTGATCCACCAGCATCGATGGTTTTGGAGATTCTGTTTGTAATCTCTCTATTGCGCGGTTCGTTATCATAGATCCACACAGGATTGCTAATCCCCCAACTAGACACATCAGCGTCAGCTCCACACATAGCAATCGAATTGCGAACGAATGTGCTGTCGAATGGTCCTTCTGTAACGAAGACTGGAGCATCTGTTCTGATGTTATCCAATCCATAGATTTTTGGTGCGTCATCATCAAGCATCACGGTAATATATTTAACCTTGCTCGGACCTAGTGCTCTACCTTGGAATCCGATAAGGTTTTTCTTATAGTAGAGAGGAATGATGATTCGTTCTTCATCATTATCTTCACTATCAAAGGTCTGTTTCATTCTATTAGCAAACCTTTTGAAGTGCTCTGCATAATAGAAGTCATCTGGATTGAGTTGCCTTGCAGTCAGATAACCAGAAGACTTAGGATTCTCTGATGCTTTTGGCAGATCAAGTTTCTTCTTAAACTTCGGTGCCTCAAATTTGAAGACTGGTTCTTCAGTTACAAAACTCCTGCCAGCATGTCCCTCCTTGAATTTCTCCATGGAGTAAGACTTATGAAGAGCAGGATCGATTTGCTTGAGAAAATTATTGAACGACATTGAAGCACCACAATTATGACACTTAAAATTTGTATTGTTTTTTACACCATACAAATAACCGCGTGCCTTATTCTTATGCTTCT